TTATCTGGGGCTGAAACCTGTCCCCCTCATGAAACCGATGCGTGGCAAGTGCTTAATGACGGCAGAAGGAATGATAGTACGGTGGGCGTTCAGATAGTCTTCATTCGCCTCAGGTACCTGATTGATCATTTCAGAGAAATGTGGATTTCCCTCGTAATGCTTCACCTTTTCCATTAATCCTCCGAAACGCTGCTCAACATTCTCAAAAAAGTCGGTTTATATGAACGAGCCTACTGATGGTGGAAAAATTGGTCAATCATCTGACGGATGAAAACGTGGGATGATTTTGTCGTCATTTGCATGAGATAGAGTGGGGAATGGGACTATATTCCTATAATGCCGCCAAAAATGGGAATATAGGCCCATTTTTTTGCGAGATTTGCTGTCTGGTTGCGAAATATACAGCAGAGGTTAGAGGTAACAGCTTAACAGTCTGTCATGCGTGTCTATCATTTCTCACCAACGCCAAAATCTCTGCTCTGCTCTCTTCTCTGGTGATAGCGCCAAAAACGCTAACATCATTTCGGCTAACTCATCGTTCTCTGTATAGAAGTAGGCAAGCGGTACGTCTAGTGTTTCTGCCAACTGCTGAGCAGTTTCAATACTTGCTTCGTGGACGCCTTTCTCATAGCGGTTAATTCGGGCGCTTGCCACGAACTCATCAATTCCGGCTGCAATGCCCAGCCCTTTCTGAGACAGCCCCCTTAATAATCGGGCATCCTTGAGACGTTGACTGAAAATATCACGATGTTGCTGACGAGTATTCATAACTACGATATTCGTAGTTATGTAAGGTCTTAGATACTATGTATATCGTAGCTGTTGATTCGGTTAGTAGTGACTATAAAACAAAAATGCCCTAAAAACAGGGCATTATAGAATTTGATAGACTTGAGTGGAAATTACTCAATGTTGAATCTGTTTATTGAGTAGATGGGTTAAAGCCTTTCTGTAAGCGGGTTTGTGATAATGTGTTTTTTCTATGTGTACACCCATGTGTACACGGTAAAACGGAGTGCTACGGGGTCAGTTCGTTTTTTGCCCTGAATTTCACGTTGCTCACTATTGGTTTAGTGGCTTTTGAGTGCGTGGCAATCATGCGTTGGGATCGGTTTTTCTATTCTTATTGGTTTTTTTTGAACGGATTTCGTTCTTGATGGGGGTTCATCGAAACAAGAAAAATCAGGTTCCCACCTTGGCTCTGGTTCGAGCTGCTTATTACGAGTGCTTAGCGGATGGTTGAAGTTATACCAGGTTGTTCGAGGGCGCCCATCTCTGCGACGAACGAAAGGAACGCCGTATTCCTGCAATATTTTGCATTGTATGCTCGGGTAACGTGAGCCAGTGATTTCAATGATTTCCTCATCGGTAATGAGTGTCATAGTTGAATCGCTTTTTTCCATCCTTCCTTCTCATCAAGTATGAGGTTCTGTGTGTGTTGTGACATGTCACGGCGTAATTCTTGTTCGTGTTATCGATCACGCATAAACACTATCCAGAAATAAACAAAAAAATCTGATTATGAATAATCAATTTTGAGGAGAAGGGTATGGAACGGCTAAAGGCAGAAATAGAGCAATGGGCTATCGAATTGGGGCAGGAACATGTTGCTATTGAAATATGTAAGCAATTTTTTATCATGGGCGGCAACGGTGCTGCTGTGCGCCTGTCTCAAATAGAAAACAATGGTATCGCTGATTGGAGAGCGATCAATAACAATCGCCAGCAGATATTCCGCTGGCTTCGTGGTGATTCAAAAGCGGCAAAACGGAAGATTCAGGCGCTGGAGCCTGCCATGCTAGAAGCGCTACCAGTAGAGCGGCGGGCGCGTATAGACAGTGACACAATGAACTATTTGTTATCTGTATTTTTGCGCAATGCCTCATCTGTACTTATAGCTGTTTTGCTAAACGACCGTGACATTGGGAAACATATTCAAGCTGCGCATGTTTCTCTTGACGCGATATTCAACAGTACACCTAAGCCGATCTCCCATGATGCTTCAGGTTGGCGCTTTCGCTGAATAGCCATGTCGGTGCATGAACACATATTGTTTTGTGTGCAGTGTTGTGGGGTAATTTCACCTGGTAGGGTAGATGACTAAAACTCACCACCACCGCGACTAAGTGGCTTGGTAATTCGCTTCTCTGAGAACGCATATATAAGCAAAAGTATGTTAGTTCAGTTGGTTCAATGTGTAAAGATGATTGTTTTCATTGGTTATTTTCTCAAAAATTGAACCGACACCATGCCATTTTGAACCAACACGAACCTCTGATTGAACCAACATTATGATCCGCTGCTGTCATTTACGTTTGATCGGGTACAAAAAAACCGGCTCTGTAGCCGGTTCATTTAGCTGTTAGCCCTATTGAGTACGCTTGTACTGCCAAAGAAAAAGTGCCCATTCTCCAAAATCTACCCGGTTCGCATAAAATAGATAGGAGCGAAATGTTTCGTCTGAGATGGATTTATCGCGTGTCATCGCTGCCCACATACGCAGCCCTTTAGCTAGGTAAGCCACACAATTGTTATACACCACCCCTTGTGCGTTCGGCTCCATTCCATCGGGCTGGCAATCCATTACTTGGTTGTTTATAAGCCCAGGAGTCCCGCCTTCACCGAAATAGAAAGACTCTCTTCCATTAACCCGCACATCATACTGATCATCCCGAAAACCAGACGGCTGTAACGGTGTTACCTTAACAGGGACTCGATCCAGTCGGCATGTGACATTTTCTCGATTGATAATATCGAGTAACTTCTTAACAACTTGATCGCCACCAGGTGCTTGCAGATAGCATCTTTGGCGGGGTATTGAGGCTATGCGTGCCTCTTCCTTCTCACGCTTTGCTGTTTCTTCCCCTTCTGCCCGCTCCTGATCTTCCTGCATTTTTTTATTTTTTTCTGCCATCGTGGTATTCCATTTTTTATCTTGCTCAATCTTTTGATTGGAAATACCAGATGAACAACCAGCAATAAAAAACGGTAGTAATGCTGTCAGTAGTGCCACGTTCCATCGCATAAATTTACCTCTCATAATCAGATGTACAGGAATGATATCGGCATTCATGGCTGAGTCTGTACTGTTTGTGTTCGCTGGTGGGATCAAACCACCAGCAGCCATTTTCCGGTATGTAACGCTCGTAGCGTTAACATTTGCATACATTGCATGGGATGAGCTTACTTTTTTGGACGTGGATCTGTAGCTGTTGGCCTGTATCGCTTGCCAGATAAGGCTTTACACGTTTTTCGTTACTCCAATCCGTCTAACCCTGTCTAATTTCTTGGTGAAATTGCGCGGACAGAACAGAGAAGAATTTAAGACGGAGTTTTTAAGCAATCACGCCGTAAGCCAATCGGTATAAGGCTTTGCCGTGAATTGGCGTAAGCGATTCGTCCTAATCTGTCCTGAATTTACGCCAATTTTAATAAGCACGTTCCGCACGCTCTGGCGACATCGACGTGAGCAACCTCCGTGGGTCTATTTCGCACTGACCAAGAACGGTACGGCCTTTTTTCTCGAATGCTGTGATGGTAGTAACTTTATATTGATGGATTTAACAATTATAAAATTTATCCTCAATTGTTTGTTGATATTGATAAAAACTGCCCTATAAATTTAATGGACCACTTAATTTACAGATCAAAAATACAAAAGGACATAAATCGATGGACTACGCACAAGCATCACAAATTATTAACAATATTAATTCAGATGACTGGATTGTTAGCGAAGGTGGATTAACGTTTGTGTACAAAAATGATATGTTTCTTACATTTAAAATTGTTCTTAGTAATACTTCATTTCACGAGCCATGGGCTACGTGCCATCCAGATCCCAATGCAAAACAGGCAAAAGGGTATTTCTCATACTCCGGTAATGTGATTCATGACGTTTTTCTCGCATCCATTGACGGCGGGCGAGCTTTACTCCCTTACCCCGACGCAAGCACAAAAAGTTTTATTACCAACAGTGAATATCTCATGTCTAAAATGTTCAATACGCATTTAGATGAATATCTTCAGCGTAGCGGTCTTACAGTTAAATGACCACAACAGCAGGCATTCATTGAATGCCTGCCATGCTCTATGCGGGGATAAGGCGCTGTTTAGGGCTGTTAACAAAAAGATAAAGCCAAAGACTACACAGATTAGCCCCGCTATTACGAGGCTCGGCTTGATTCATTCCTGCTAGTTGATTTAGCGTTTTATCGAGCGCTGTTAACTGTGGATCAATCCAGTAAACAGCTTGACCGTACATTAATCAGCATCTGGAGGATGGGGGACCATCACCCGCTTTACACACCCACCAGCAAAGCCGATACATTCCGATACATCGGGTCTTAGCAAATATTAGCATCGTACCGCACGCGCAATTGACACTTTCTAGCAGTTCAAATGGATGTGTAACCAATCCATTAAGCTGTTCTGACTACCACAGAGCCAGCCAGTAGAAAGCCACCAGCAAAGCACAAAACCAGCATTCACGCGGCTTTGCGGCAATATCAGTAAATTGATTTCAATTGGCGGGCAATTTGAATCGATTTGATTTTCAATTTGAGGAATTGGATTTTTTGGCTTGGTACGCAAGTTCACAGTTTGGTTCGCACTTTACACAATGGTCGGTCGCTTTACAGGTGCTCAACGCTATCAATGGTGGAAGGTTTTCAGGATAACCCACTGATAAAATTCGGTGGTAATGACTCCTCAGAAGTGAGGAATGCGCCGATCTACGCCCGACCTATTGCCGATAACCTATATAAATCTCTATATAGACGCTTTACACATTGGGGGATTCTTGACGCTATCACGGTAATATTCACGGCAAACCTAGCATTTCTGCGTATCCCAGCGTGATACCCAGATAAAAAGCGTCAAGACCTGTCAAGATTTCTGCCTTTCACCTGGCTGGTGGTTTATATCGTGTTACCTTGCCGTAAGCACAGCGCCGATAACCCCTGAGGACTCCAATCAGCCTCATCATCAGGAACATGGAATGCGACATAGAGAAGCTCTGCCCGCAAAAAAGTGATCGCCGCATCCACGCATCCTTTATCGTAGAATTCGTGTCGCACACTACCACCCATGTACAGAGCAATTACGGATTCCTGTTCGTCGTATTTGCTGCCATCAACGTCATAACCCAATTCTTCCGCAGCCGCCGCTATGCGAGCTAAGCGATCAACATGATTATCCTCATCAGGTTTTTCGCCATCGTGTTGGCTCACCCAGTCATTGGCCTGTTTCCACGTCATTTCCATTGTGCGATGTGGCCACGGCGGATTATTGGCATGATTTCCACCAGCACGCTTTTGCTCGGTTGCGGTGACATCGATTTTCGCGCCAGAAAGAATCACCTCACCTTTTTTCACCCAGTCGTACACGGTCTGACGGCTTACACCGCAATGCCGTGCATATTCTGCCTTACTCATTAACATGCTCATGTCCTCGTGTTCTGCTAGTGGCCGGTAGGCGTCCGGTATCAATCCGGTATCGTATTCGATAAAACATTATCGTGGTCGCTGCGTGCTGCCTGTACCCGTTTCCACACCGCCATGAACGTGATCGCTAAATTCGATATCTCCGACTGAAAGGCCACCTGCGGTAACCTCTGTACGTCCGTTCAGCGTCGTTTTGCCGCTGTGTATCACGCCCTCAGGCGAAACCGTCAACGAAACACCGCCACACGTCAGGGTTATGCCATCATCTGTCAGGTGAATACGCACGGAACCGCTACGGTTGCTCATGCCCATACCGGATGTGGGCAGGTCGGGGATCGCGGTTTTCAGCGATCGGTAACCCGGTGAGAAAAACGCATCGTCAGCGGAGAATTGGCGTTCGTCAGTGGGCGCGACAATGCCACCCTGATCGATCCACGCATCGATAGACTGTTTGGTAAAATGGACAAGCCCCTCAGAGCCTGCTGGCAGCTCGTGAAAAACTGCCCACTCAGCAGTACCAGAGAAGCGCACTGGCACATTGATAATAATGGGGACATCAACGTAGCGACCGGCTAACTTGCGCTGAATACCGCACTGTACTTGTGCGCGTTGGGTCGTTGGATTGTAGGCCATGACATGACCGGGGATCGTGGTCATTACATCCCGGATTGCGGAGGTTTTCACCGCTTCCATAGCGCGGTATAACGGGTTTGCTTGTGAATTACTCATTGCCATTATCGAATAACCTCATTGCTTCGCATACGAGCGGTAATCGTGGTTGTCCAGTCATCGCGCCAGAAATTGCCGATGTGATCGACACTTTCCACCACCAGCCGACTTTTGTTTCGGAATGCCCGCGAATAGGCTTGCATGTTAGTGCGATACATTTCGCTAAAACCCAATTGCTCGTGTTCTGAATACACAAGGATGACATCACCAGGAGTAATGACGTGATCCAATCTGACATCGACCTCGACATAATTCATATAGATACGCGGTATGCCTTCCATGCCGTGGTTTATATCGATCACTCTCGGCTTGCCGCCTTTTTCTGCGCCATTACGAATGATGGCTACGCCGTCTGTTTTCAGACACCATTTAAAATCGTAAATACGCATTAGGGCATCCATTGCGTCCTTGGTCATTGCCATCAGAGTCTTACCCTGAATAGCAGGGGGCAGATCGGAGAAATCGCCGATGATTTCCATTGGCAGGGCAAAAGTGGCAGCGGTATCCCGGATAATCTCAATCGCGGGCGTATTCTCACCCCATGTGCGTGCGATGAAGGCGCTGGACATTTTTTCGCCCTCACAAAAGCAGTACAGCGTCAGGGTGGTAGCGACGCCTTCGCGTTGCGTTGAGCGGTTAAATATCTGTCCCCGATAAATCAGCCCGCAATTGCCCAGGTAACCCGCTTTTATCTCTACCGTGTCGTATTTATAAAAAATATCCCACCGCATGCTCTTTGACGTGCCGTAAATCGTGATTTTTGCTTTACCGGTCATGTTGCCCGGCGTATGGGACACAGTGAAAATCACCTGAGAAGGCGGGGCAAACGTGAGGGTTTCCGCACCGAGACTGCTTGAAATGGTTATCAGGTAATCCCGGCCAAACTGATAATTTACGTTATCGACCATCATCTTTTGTCAACTCCACATATTCACGCGACTGCTCATCCATCACACGACGAACGGCGCGTTCGGTTTCCTCTACGCCTGCTACGCCGCTAATGGTGATTTGGTTGGAAATCGTGACCGGGCGTGATGAGCGGGAGCCGCGGCCATACTCGCCGTCATCATCGTTATAGTTGCTGCGTGAACGGGGATAGGATGGCGGCGTGTTGTAAGGTGCCATCAGCTCATTAAAGGTAGGGCTGGTGGGCATGTGGCCTGTCACCTTGCCGATGTATTTCCTCGTTTCCGCTGGCATGGCGTTCATGCCGTACTCGTCCACGTTCCCCATGCCCCAGTTATACGACGCCAGCGCTTTGGGCAGATTGCCGTTGTGCCTGTCCATCAACTGGCGCATATAGCGTGCAGCCGCATCAGCGGATTTCTCCAGATTGAAAACATCAGAGCCGTACAGCCCCATGTCTTTGGCTGTGCCGGGCATAAACTGGAATGACCCCAGTGCGCCTTTGGGGGATATCAGATTTTTGCCACCAGAGGATTCAGCCTGGTAAAGGCCATTGAGTACGCCGGGCGGTAAGCCGTATTTGCCTTCTAAGGAGGAAAACAGTGATTGCTCACCGCTGCGTGGCATCGCTGCGCTGGAAGCGGGTTTATCGTAAGGGGAAGTCCAGCGGCCATTGTCATAACGGCCTTTGCCATTACCGAGTAGTGCCTGTCCAAAATCGCCCCAGCTCTGTGCCGTGCGGATATTCTGGAAGTATTCAGACTCGCCAAAAATACCGTTCAGCGCACCATCAATAAACGGCTCGGCAGTCACCGCCGCCGCTACGGGTAAACCCAGTTTGTGTAATCCGGGGATACCCAGCGCCTTGGTCGTCTTTGCCGCAGCCAGCACAGCCACGCCTGCCGCGATCCCCTTGATGTAAGGCAGGCTTTCGCGGATAGACGAAACAATATCGGTTTTGTTCGCCAGCAGCCATTCATCGGTTTTCTGGATAAGTTTGGTGATTTCCGGCGTCAGCAACGCACCAATGGAGTTATTCAGATCCATCATGTTGGTGGCAAGGTCAGTGACCGCCGTCCGGTATTCGGTACCGATTTTCACGTCATCGTCGCTGACGCCGGTACTGCGCTTATTGAACTCGGCAAAGTATCGATCTATGCCTGCACGCCCCATACGAAAGAGCTTTTCATCATCTTCATTGATGTTCATCCCCTCGCGGAAGTTTTGCAGGCCATCAAAGCCGGATGCCGCCGCCTGGTTATAGTAATCGGCCATCGTCTTGATCACTTCCACGCTGTCCTTGCCTTGCAGGTCATGGGGGTTAACACCTGCGTTATTCATAAAGGCTTTATCGCTGAACGTGCCATAGGTGGCGGTGAGCGCCCATGAGTTGGCCTTATCGATAAGGCTGTTGGCGCTGGTGCGTTTCCCCCCGGCCTGCTCCATCGCATAACCCAGCCGCAGCACATCGTTACGGGCAATGTTGGCGTGCTTACTGAATGCCTCTAAATCCGTCACCATGCGGGAAAAACCTGCAGTCATGGCATTCAGGCCAGTTATACCCCCCGCAGCAGAGAACAGCAGCAGGGCGGTGTCTTTGACGCCCTTTAGCGCATCGGTCGCTTCCTTGAAAGATTTTTTATCGACATCCAGCCCCAGCGATACCAGCAGCGAATCAATGGTTTCAGCCATGTGCTACCTCGATATCTTTTAGCGCCTTATCCATCAGGCTACGCGCAATCACATGGATAGTGGGCGCAACGCCCAGCGGTGACTTGCTACGCTCCTGCTCCTGAAGGCGACGAATTGTGCCGACCTGTTCTTTACTGAGTAATACCGGTACCACTTTCCCGCGTGCGGTCATACAACACCCCATACATGATATTTATACAGTGGTTATTATTGCATAAATTAAAACAACATCAATTAACGTTGCAATAAATGGGATATCATGGGGTAAAAAAACCAAGAATACGTGGGTGATATAAACACACTGGCATCGTGGTGGGTTAATCAATGGGGAGTAGGTTATATCAGCAATGTTGTAGCTTGAAACGTAGAATGGGTTGGATTAATACTTGGCAGGCAATGAAATATCAGTAGCAAGGCTGATGGAAAGTAGGAATCGCAAATGGATGCTTATGCATCATTTTCAGAATCAGACTTTAGTTTAATCGTTTCTTGGAAAGAATCGTAAGTTCCTACATTGAATAAAGAAAATGATTCAATTTGATCGATGGGTAAAACATGTCGAAATTGGTACACAGAAAGGGGTTCTGAGGTGAGTGTTATCCCTTCGCTTTCATAATGATCCACATAGTTGTGTTCAACGCAGAATGTCAATGTGTCTTTGTGACGATAGCCAGACATAAAAGGGATAAGAACCAAGGTATTAGTATCTAACTGATTAAATCTTGCTTCATCAATCATGCCTACGTACACTTTTCTGGATTTCAACGTAACAAGAAGCAGTAATCCACGTTCAATGGATTCAAGCAAGATATTTTCAATAGCACTATGTGCAGCAATTTCACGAAATATATCAATGCGTTTTTGAGGATTGTTGTTGTTCTTTGTGGCTTGAGATGCCTGACCGATACTGATTACCACTGTAGCTCCCAAGCAAAGAGCAGAGAACATACTTAATCCCAAAATTCGGATGTCAAAAAAATCACTAGCAAAGGTGAATTTTTCATATGAAGCCCCCAAATAAGCAAAGATATTGAATGAAAACATTACAATATATAGGAGAGCTGAAATAACAATTGCGGACAAAATGCCGCTGATTAGAAACTCACCGCCTTTAAGGGCTACATCAAAGTAAGCGTTCCAACCAACGGCTTTATTTTGTCTATATCTGGATGGTAAATGGCATTTTGTGTAGTGATAACCGCAGACTAAGACAAAAACAATAAGAGCTGCCCACATTGAGGACTATCCTTTATTTTTAGAGCTCAAGCCAGCAACGTTATCAGCAAATGCTTTCTGCACATCTACGTTATTACGGTTTAAAACCACAGAACCATGGCTATCAATGAAGAATTTATTTTCGACAACTGGTGACTTACTCTCAGGACTTGAGGTTGCGTCAGCAATTTTTTTGATGATCTTCTCTGGCGAGAGGATCGCTTTGGCAACAAGAGTAAATAATCTGGTCATACAATCCTCCTACTGGTGAAGTGCCGGAAACCTATACACATTGTAATAGCCCACAGCGCTGTTGTTCAAGTATGGATTGGTCATTTTTAATCCATTTTAAAAAAATTACTTTAAATTTAAACGCCAAATTCTACACGTTAGGAGCAGATCGGCATCAAATTTTGCTTTAATTGGCATCTTGACTACAAAATAAAGTGTTTTGTATGACGTGAAATAAGAAGAAAATTCTATCTGTACAAGCACCCATGATGCAAAAGTGCATAAATGCCTACACTTTTCACCCATTTTTACAATTTTGCTACGTTTTTGTTATCGGTTCGCCGCTATGTTTGTTTAACATTTTTTCTGATTTTCGTCGTTGTTATAGATAGCGTCCGCCTAATAATAAGTGGTAATTATTTGATGTGGGGGTAACGGTTTGACGGTTGCCAGCGCGATGCTGTAACGCGGTTCAGGAATAGAGAACATCGCCCTGTGCGCCGGATTGTCCGCAAACAGTCCGCTTCGCTGGCAGACACTGCGCACGGTCGGGTGTTTCATACCCATATGTGTGGCTATCGTGCGGTAGCCCATTCCACCGCGCTTGAGGCGGATAATCTCCGCCTTTTGCTCTGCTGTCAGGCGCATTTTGCATCCTCTGTACGCAGGGCTGTTTTCTGCTTACGCTGTGCTCTGGCACGCTCCTGCTGTTCGGCGGTGACTTCCCCCTGAGGCTTGCCGTTCAGGTCGTAACGTTGTCCACCAGCGGCCAGCGCTTTGACGTAAGCAGAACGGTGGACATACAACCCCAGCGAAAAGCGCAGCGAACCCGCGCCGGATAATTGGCGGCGTTCAATATCTGCCGCCAGCGCCTTATCGATCCCGATAGCCAGCGGGCGGGGATTTTCCAGATTGAAGGCGTCCGGCCAGAGCGAAACCAGCCGTTCGAGTTTTTTCCGGTTCTTACGGTGCTGCTTATTGCCTATTTTTTCTGTCGTCTGTGCGGGTGACGCAGTGACATGTTCCGGCGCTGTCACTTTGTTCACGGTGGCACGCTTCAGGCGCAATACGGTACGTGTGTTCTCTGTCATCGTGGTATTCCTCAAAATGGCGCGTCATCGCTGAAATCAGGTGCGTGACGACTGTCATCCTGTGCGCTCTGTTCGTGTGCGCGGCGTAGCGCGTCAGTGGGTTGGCCTGCGGCACCCTTGCGGCCTCCGGGTCGTACCGTTCGGGCGCTCACGACACTGTCAGCAATTACCTGGTAGCCCGTCTGTGCGTTACCGTTGCCGTCTGTCCATTGGGTGATTTGCAGGTTGCCCGATACGCTCATCATGTCGCCTTTCTGGTGTTTCGCCAGCGCGTCAGCCTGTTTGCCAAAGGCCGTCACCGCCAGCCAGAAAGTGGCTTCGCCGTTCTCTGCCTTCTGGCAGGGCAACGGTACCGCCATACGGGTGAAACTCATGGTGTTACCGTTGCTGGTGGTGCGGATCTGTACATCCACCACCAGACGGCCATAAGCGGAAATCTGTGCTGTCATGGTTGTTTTCCTCCCCTCAGCCGTTTATCGCTGTTGGTTCAAAATGCCCCTTTGTTGGTTCAGTGTTGGTTCAACATGGAAAATATTTTCCTTACATAACAATCATCTTTACACATTGAACCAACTGAACTGACTGAACCAACACACTTTCTACGTATGTGAATCAATCCTATTCTGGCTGGCCGTCCTCCGGGCGATACTGAAGGACGTAGACGTTTATCTGCCGCCCATCGATACGCGGAGACTTGCGCTGATAGCCGCGCCCGCTGGTGGGCGGGGTCAACATACCCGCACCGCACAGGATTTCGGCAAACTGCTTGGTGTTAAACCCTTTGGCAATTTCATCCTCAAATGCGGCGGGGAAGGTGTAGAACACCATCGGTGAGTCGTCGTGTTTTCCCCGTTCACGGTATCCGGCCAAATCCCGAATAGGCAGGCTGGTGCGGTCGTAGGGCAACGGCGCGAACCGGCTTAACCCACACGCATTCAGGAACGCTTCGCACTGCTCGATAATCTGCTGGTGCTCTTTGTTGCCGGTACCGAATTCACGTACCCAGGCATTAAAGCTGTGTTGTATCGCGTCCCGGCACGTTTGCTCATCCCAGCCAGTGATAACCTTGCCCAGCGATAGCGCCGCTTCCATCACCGCAAAGCGTGCGGCCACGCGGTGAACCTGTTCGCCATAGTCAGCAGGGATAAGCCCGCGCCAGCGTATTTCGGCAGCTCTCACGGCCTCGATAGCCTGTTGCGGGTGGTCGGCAAGGTACTTAATCCATGCCCGCCCGGCTGCGCCGTAGTGCTGCTGGTAGGCGTCTTTCAGCGCATCGGCGTGCTGTTTGCCGTTACTGTGTTCATGAAAGCGCATTGCCTTGCTTAACGGGATATTCAGCAGGCGTACCAGTTGGCCGGCTTTGGTTTTTCTGCCCACGCTGGCAATGAAGGTTTCCAAATCCATTTCGCCGGTACTGATCGCCACCGTGCGCCAGCGTTTTAAATCCCGGTTACCGCCTTCTTTGGCGCCCTGTAGCTTGCCCACGCCGTTAAACAGGGCATAGGCGGCTTGCGCCACGCTCACCGGGTCAGCGCCTTGCCCAACTTCATCCAGCGGCATCAGGCCGTCATTGTGGGCGGCGGCTTCGTTCGCCAGCCCCAGCGCGGTGCCGTACCACGTCAGACGTAGTAAATCAGGGTTGCCGTACAGACTGGTGGAGACATTCGCCGCCGTGGTCTTACCGGCGCTGGATTGCTCATAGAAATGGATACCGAATCCGTCTGAGCCTGATAGCCCAATAAGCGGAGCCGCCAGCGCCGCCGCTATGCCGGTCATCATGGAGTAGTTGCCGTCCACCAGCCGCGCAATGCTGTGACGCCAGCTTTCGGCAGTGCCTTTGACGGTGTAACCCGCTGCCGCAGAGCTGCGACCGTTGAACAGTACCGGCCTGTCCGGTTTCCCGATAACTTCACCGTCCGGCATGATGTAGGCACCACACTGCCAGCCCGTCACATGGGCGATATGCCAAATCTCCTGCACCGCGCTGCGCTGGAGCCAGTCGGCCAGTATCGCCCTCAGGCTGTTTTTGGTGGTGACGTTCACGCCGCCGTTTTTCAGCGTTCGCCAGCCTTCACGCTCACCGATATCAGCCAGGGGAATAGCCTGTGTGGTATCCGCGTTCGCGCCGATTGCCCGCCAGCGCAGTATCAGGTACTGGTCTTTTTCATCCCGCCCAATACCCACCACGTTCAGCGCGGAGCATAGCCAGCTTTCGTTGTTGATCACCTCGCCACTGTCTTTATCTACTTTTGGGGTCAGCCAGAAAACGCCATCGCTACGGCTCTCGACACGTGGCCTTAACGGGTCGCCATGCGCGGGCTTACCGCCACCTGATACCGAATAGAGCGAATCGGCAAACGCTTGTGTAGCGGCATCCAATCCGAATTGCTGGCGGTAATCATCCCAGTCGGTTTTTTCATTGGTAGGAGGAAGGGCTATCCAGCCGTTCACCTCACGGGCGGCTTTCTCTGCCCAGTCTTTCCCCGCGTTCGGCTTACCTGCCACGATGTCGTTATCCGCCGCAAGGATGATTTGCGCGTGGGCATACTGCGTGCGCATCGCCTTTGCCACCGGCACCATATTGCCCGCATCGATAGCCGCGATGGTCAACGCCTTAGGGCGCATCAGGTGAACGCTTAACGCCGTCGCCAGTCCTTCGCCGATAATCACCGTGTCGGGCTGTTCAGGGGCGTTAACCGCGTGATACGCCCCACGCTTAGCGGAATCGGTCACCAGTCGCTTGCTGCCATCGGGTTTTATCGTCTGTGCGGCGGTGGTGGTACCGTTCGCGTCCTGTAACGTCAGCAGCAGGGTGCCATCAGACAGCAGCGGATACGAAAAGCCGGTTAACCCTTTTCCGGCGAGATATGCAGATTTTCCCGGCTGTGTCTGCGTGGTTAGCTTCGCCAGACGCGGGGTAAAGCGTTGGGCTTTTTCGCCAACGGAAGGAGAACGCCCGTTATTTTCCGCTGGCGGTTCACTCTGGCGGGTGGGTTGTTCCAGTATCCGGGCATCGATACCTAGCACCTCCGCCACCAGTTGCGCCGCATCCATCGCGGCACACTGGCGAACGTTCATCACCAGCGCCAGCCCGTCACCGGCTTCCGGCTTACAGTGGCGGCAATGCCATGTCCCGCGCCCTTCCAGATTATCGAACTGAAAGCGATCGGTACCGCCACAGGCCGGGCAAGGGGTTAGCGTTGTGGGATGACGGGGAACCTCGATCCCCAATTGAGAAAGCACATCATGCCAGCGTCCACCAGCAGCGGCGGATACCTTGCGGATAAAATCGATATTACGCATTCACTCGCCCTCAGTGCGCCGTCAGTGTTGGGGGAACGCCACCCAGTTTGATGGTCTGTATAGCGCCGTCATGCAGCTTTGCCATCACCCCGCGTCCGATATCGGTTAGCCCGTCAGTGGCAAAATCAATCATGGCGACATAGAACGTTAGCGCGTGGCGTAATCCTTCCTCTTCGCCATAACACTCCACCAGCCCGCGCTCTACAGTGCTGGCGATAGCAGAACGTTCGGCATGGGGATAAATAGGAATATCGCCGTATTTGCCGCGATACAGTACGGCGGTCGTCTGGCGTCCCTGCTCATCGAATACGGTGATATGGCCGTTTGCCGCTTCCTGTTCAAGCACGAATTTCACCGAGACGAACCAGCGCCATAGAATCAATTGCTGCCTGTCACTGGGCTGGAAGTAACCCAACACAACAGCGTCAGTGAGTGCGCGGATCATGTGAATACCGGTTAATAAGGCATGGTCGTAAGCATCGCTATCCAGACGAGCAACGCCTTCATCAAAGGATATCAGCAGCACCTCACTGCCTTGTGTGGCGGCGTTTTGAAGCGTAATGCGGATACCTTCGGGCAGCGCCTCGATGTGGTCACTGGCGGATTGCGTCGCCAGCGTGGAAAAGGGAAGTAGTCGATTCACTTTGTGCCTCCTGTCTTACTCGCACCCATATCTTCCGCCTTTTTCAGACAGGAAATGGCTTCGATAACCTGATCCATCACGATAGCGACACGGATAGATTCACCCTCGCGGGCTTCATCGTTTGGGATGAGGTTCAGCCACATATCAAGGATCTCTTTCGATTTTTTGACGTGGTGTAACGCTTCCTCAACCTTGCACTGGATTTCATAAACCTGTCTGCTCATGCTGCCGCTCCTGTGTCCGGTGAAATCACCTGATAGCCCGCACGGGTTGCCAGCTCCAGAAAGGTATCGAGTCCGGCCACCAGCTCATCATCGAATAGTCGGCGGTCGCTGATGGCTCTGCCGTCCTTCACGTACACCAGCACGCGCCCATTGAAATCAGGGGTAACCTGTAGCGTGGCGGTAATGGTTGGAGTTTGGTTAGGCATGATTACCCCCTTTAGAAACCTCACAGGCGTAATCATGGGCAATGTCGATCAACTCAATGCCCACGCTACGATGGCGATCGGTGTTCATCAGGAACATGCCCGCATTCAGTAATCCGGCAATATTGTTGATCGCATCCTCGGCATTCATCGCCATGCCTTTGAACGGGTTAGCGGCTGCGTTTTGCGCGTTATTAGTCACGGGACACCTCCGTTTTTTCCGGGGTATTACCTTCACGGCATTGGCTTTGCTTCTGTTTCTCATCCAGCAGCCATAAAGCAGGGTTGGCCGATAGATCACGGGCAAGCCCTAACGCCGTAGCCATATCGACTTCACTTAATTGCTCGTGAGTCTGTTCCAGTAACAGCAGCAGAACGCACAACTGATCGGCCTGCTGTGCTGCCTGAGACAACGTAGCGTCACGCAACATGGGATACCTCCGCTTGTGCTGGTTCTGCCTGGCTGACGTGATACAGGTGGTTGATACGTTCTTGCAGGATGAATAACAGGATTTCACGCGCCTGTGGCTCATCAATTTTTACGGCGGCGTAGGCCAGTGCGCGGCATTGGTCGATGATTTCTTCCAGCGCTAACGGGGTGTTATCGAACATGGCACACCTCCTGAATTGGAAGGCGACCAGCGAAAACCATGACGCAGCCAGCTGGGGATTTTTCCCGTGCTTCGTGCTCGGTAGTGGCGACAATGCGAATAATGCGGCGATACGACATGCCCAGCGCCAGAAAGCGCCATATAAATTTGGGGTGAGTTTGGGTAGACTGTGAATCAGCCATAGTGTTAGCTCCAATAACATTGTGGTTAGACGCCCCGGACTGTTCGAGCAGTATCGGGGCGTTGTTTTAATAGGTTCCGCTATGTTAGGGTGTGTACCTATTTGAAAGTTATCATAGGAAATAGGTACACACATGTCAACGCCAATAAAACGCGATAAGCAGCCAAAAGGAATGGGGAAAGCTCCAGCTTTCCAAGTAAGGATTGCCCCTGAACTAAAAAGCGCAGTTTGAGGCCGCTGCTGCGAACTCTGATATGAGTTTAGGGAACTGGCTCAAGACTCTGGGACGTGAGGAATTAAAGCGCCTCGGCATTGAACCCAAAGGCTGATCCCGTGGCGAACGTGCAATTACGCCAGATAAGTAACACGGGCGCATTTCGCATTCAGTGTGTGTAGTACCGGTGGGATATTGGCAATTAATCATGATCGTTACCTCCCGCCAGTGGTAAGGCTGGTTGATACTCACGCCATAATTGTTCTTCTTCCATGCTTAAGTGCCGTTTCTGCTGTTTGCAGGCTTGCAGATCGCGGCCTTTCTTACTGGCTTGCTTCAGATAGGATTGCTTACGGCGCGTGAAGTCATGCAGGAATGCCCACGGCACACCGTAAGAGCCGGTTTTACGAATGGACGGTATAACCTCACGGAATACCCAATTACTAAATCGATGGGCGAACGTGCCGTGTGTGGTGGCTTTCCGACTGCGGGCAATCAGTTTGTAGAAGCCGGACTCGGAAACAGCCCCGTGGTTAGGGTTGCCTCGAATACCGTAGGTTAAAGCTACAGTATTCTTTTCATCAGGGTCTAACGCTGTCAAAGCATCCCGTGAGTTGACTACCTCCAGTGCGTCGCAAACATCTTTTGCAATAAACCACGGCTCACCATGAATGTTCACGATCCGCACCTTCACGTCCTCAAAGTTGATAACAGAAATATCCTGTTCGCTGGCTTTGAAAATATCGCTCTGGCTGTTTTCAGGGTGAGCGAATCCCTGACCGTTAAGGTCATTATTTTTTGATGTCATTATCAGGCCCCGTTAGCTGGCGGTATAATCCGGGTACAGATTCAGGATATGGTTAATTTCTTGCTGGGTAAGCGGCTGGTGGCCGTTAATATCGGCATTGGTATTTATCAGTCGAATGACACGGGAAATATCATCGCGCTTTGCAAACCGATAACGATAGTGACTGCCGATCCCGTCTGTGTTTGGCTCGTCAATTCGCTCTAACTGGATATCAAGCAGGCGTTCTAATTCGGTAGCGTAATTCCGGCCAGAAGAAAGGCGGCAATGACGGAGAATATCATTCTCAGTAAAGCCGCCAGCACCGGAACGTAACATGAAAACTCGTGCGCGATGCTTCTTAGGGACTGGCCTTATCCGCTCTGGCTGGCTATTATGTCCACCAGCAATATTAGTTTGCGAAGCAGGTTTTATTCGTTCAAGTTGACGCTCGGTAGCACGGGCGTTTTTTTATTTCAGTCATTTTCTGCTATCCCCTCGACGCTCTGCCAGCCAGCGATTGATCTCTACCGCATCAAATGCGGTCACGTTATCGGTGAGTTTCACCGGGCGCGGCAATGTGCCGTTTTTCACCCAGCGATCAATGGTTGGCATGGATACACCCAACAATTCCGGCATGCGGAAACGTCGAATGTATCCAGTGGTTGGGATAGCGGATAGTGCTGCTTGTTGGGCTGTCATATGTCACGTAACTCCTGTGATAGCTGGTGAAGTTACGGGAATCATGTTCTTTTGCGATGTAGGTGTCATCGCAACGAAAAACGAATTTTCGCTGCGAATTTAATTCTTTGTTTTAAAACGCTTATTTGCATTTGAAAAATAATCATCCAATAACCTGTCCACGATGGCATTGCCTCTCCCGGTGATTTCATTTTTAAGGCTACCTTGAGTCCATCTTCTAGATTTTGTATCAGAGTTTTTTAGCGCATCAAGTATTGCCCCAATTACAAAAAGACTTTCATCTAAGCTTAGATTGAGGTTTTCCTCTAATTGAGATGATTCAAATTTCTCTATATTTTCACGTCGAAAAACGAGTTCAAAATCAGAAAAAACCTTAGCTGGAATAAAACTATCCATATAATTATCTTCATCAATAAATCTTCCAAAACCCCTGTCATATAGTTTTAGGCCATCATCTAAAAATAACTTTAAGGAAATTTGTCCATCGGGGCAGCGTAAGCTTGGCCTAGGGATTAAAATATTTGCATATTTATCATCAGTGATTATAAATATACCACCTAAATGATTTTCTTCTGGGCGACAAACTACGTCATGGTTCGAGCGTAAATTCATAACCATCAATCGCTCATTACCAATCATTGGTAAATCATATAAACCTGGCTTAATTATATCCACCTCTCCAATTCTTTTCATTTTTGATTGGGGTTCTGGATGCTCTGAAAATACAAAATAATGTGAATCATTTAATAACACGGATATGGTGATTTTTTTATCAAGAGCAAGCTGTAAGCAGTCCGCTATTGATATTTCCTCTTGAAATGAGGTTGTTAATCTACGGGCAGTTTCTTCTGGGGTGAGCCATTCTTTTAATCTAAATAACTTTTTCACTACGCTACCTTTTGCGCTATGCCTTGTTGTGGATTGAGCCAGGCGGTAAGGCTTCTCGCTTTTCACCCCGTCGAGTTAGGCTCAATCTGTTCGGTTAATTTGTCTTTCTGATCGGCGTCACGTTGTAATCTTCGCCATGTTCCAGAGCCACCAGCAGGTTAGCCCACAGAGTTAATGCCGCTTTGCGTTCGTCGAAATACTGATAGCGGTTATAAATCCCTTCAACGCCCTTTATCCGGTGATTCAGGCAACGTTCAGCCACCACAGGATCAACTCCTAACGCGGCCAGATGAGTGCGTGCTGTACGCCGGAAATCGTGAATAGTGAAGTTAGGCACGTCAGGCATTACCGCCCGTACTTTCACCAGTGCGACGGGCAGGGTGCTTTCCTGAATGTGTGGAATCATGCGGTTTTGCATCTTTCTGGCCGGAAGAACCCATGCACTGTTGCATGAAAATGAATGAAGCTCTCTCAACCATTCCAGCGCTGGTGGAGGCAAGGGAATATCTATCGGATCACCGTTTTTGCTGCGTTCTTCTGGTAAATGCCAGATGGCGGCATCTAAATCGAATTCTTCCCAGCGTGCCGCGCACAATTCCATTTTTCGCACACACAGTGTCAGCAATAATTTAAAGGTAAGCTCATTCTGGCGGCTGAATCCCTTTGCTTTCCGCATAGCCTGAAACAGTTGGATAAGCTCATCGCGGGTTAGCCATCGCTCACGAGCTACTTCTTTGCCGCCTGCGTCTGATACTTCAAAGGCTGAACACGGGTTTATTTCTAAAGCGTGCCGTTTAATCCCATAGTCGAATATGCGACGTGTCCAGCGCAGAACGTCCGTTGCTATGGTTGGCGCTCCGCGATCGACAATACCCTTTAGCATGTCATCAATATGGCGTGGTTTAACGTCCTCGACCTTCAAGTGACCAATACAAGGGTTTATGTCCTTGTCGATACGGCGGCGTAATATGTCGGGATGCTTCCATCTGGGCAGAATCTGACGCTCAAAGTATTCAGCGGCCAGCGCTGACACTTTCATCGCGTGTTTCTCCTGTTCCATCTTTTCCAGCGCTTCGGATTTGCGTTCTTGCTTCTCTCCTGCCACGTCATAACCCAGAGCAACACGGGCAGAAAGTTCTTTGGTTGTCTCCCGCGCTTTTGATAGCGATAGCTCAGCATAGGAGCCGATCATCATTACTCGTGACTTGCCAGCAAATTTGTACCGGAAACGCCAAACAGGTGTCTGATAGTTTTCTCGATAGGAAAGATAAAGCCCGTTACCGTCTGAGCGCCCTTCAAACCGTTCTCCAGCTTTTATCCATGCCCGTATCTGCATATCTGTGAGCTTTGCCAT